TGTTTGAAGCTGAGTTAATTCTCTAGCTTGTATTGCCTTACCTGGACGAAATAATATCCTTTGATATTGTTCTTTCGGGCTGAGTGTATTGCCCGATGCGACCGATTCAAAGTCGTCATAATATGGTTCTACGTTAAATGAAATTGCCATGTGTCTATCCTATTTAAAATGCGATTACTAATCTTACTGTTTCTACCTGACCTGTGCCACGACTTGTTGCCGTTCTATTCTCTATAAACATTACATCACCAGAATCATGATTAACTAAAGGTGCAGCAACCGCTGAGATTTGATTACCAGCACCAGATGAACCTGTTGCTCTTGTCAAATGTGAAGTAGTAAATGTACCGAACCCTGTAGATTCGTTTTGTATATAATGTAATACACCACTTGTGTTATTATATTCTACAACTATACCTTTAGCACCAACCGTACCACCAGTATGACCTTCAAATGCAAAGTCAGCAACATATGTACTAGCTAATGAAGCAGGTATTGTTACACTCTTACATGTATTGTATGCACTTGCTTCTGCAACTTGTGCAATAGTACCTGTGCTTGAACCAGATATTGTTGTTGCAATAGCTTTAAATACTTCACCAACAACTGGATTACCAGATGTAGATCCTGCAGTTTCAAAGTTAGCATCTGTAGTATTACCTTTCGTTAAGATCTTATAGAAGTTACCTACAACCATTGAGTTAGTAGCTGAGATCACTGCGGTCTCATTTGCTTTCTCAATAGGGTTTTTGCAGAGAGCTATTTGTCTAAAGTCATTTGAATCAGGAATTGTGCCTGACTCATCACCAGTAAATACAGTATTAACTGTTACATAGTGTGAACGTAAATCATTTGTAGGATCTGCACCAAATCCACCCTTAGGGCCAATGACTGGTCTGACTGCACCATTAGAACCTGAACCACCCGTTACTGTAACAGTAGCGTGAGTATATCCTGTACCAACGTTAGTCATTGTGATACCTGTGATAGCTCCACCAGAAACTGTAGCTGTAGCTGTAGCACTTGCACCATCACCTGCAATTGTTATTGTCGGAGCTGATGTATATCCAGTTCCTGCAGTTGTGATCTTCATATTATAGATTGCGCCATCAACAGCATTTGATTGTACAGCCCATTGATTTGCTAATGCAAGATCTCCAGAACCTGGATTTTCTTTAATGTTTAACACCGGTATAAATGATGATGTTAAAAATTTAGAAGCATTGGTTGTATTAACTGTGAACATATATTTCCATATGTAACCATCTGAACCACTATGGTTAATAACACCAGTTGTTTGAACACCAGTTGCATCTGGATCTGTTGAAGAAGCTCCTGCTCCTGCCTTTAAGCACATATACACATTGTTATTTGTTGTGATAACGTGGTATACTTTGCTTTCTATGTTTGTATCGCGATCATCATATTCTACATATGTAGTACCTGAAACCCATAGGTTTCTTGGGGAACTGTGAATAATGTCTGTGCTAGCAACTTTCTTCATGGCGAACATGTTTTCCCACAAAGTATTATTAGCGTAGTCATTTTCATATGGGGTGTCCGGTACCGCATCACTTGGTGTCCATGGATTAGGTCTTCCCAAAGCCATGTAGAATTGATTATCACTAAGACTCTGGACAAACTTATTTGTTGTATCCAGTCTAAACTTACTTGTGATTATTGCTGCCATTTTATTTCCTCTTTTATGTTATTACGAGTGAGTTGTTTCCACCCATGCCGAATTGTGTACTTATATTGTTATTTATACTATCTTGCAGTGTCCAATGAGCTAAATCTGAGTTCGGACCTAAATATCTAAACTTCATATTATCCCAATGATTCTGCATACCTATCTTACTCAACTCTGAACTTCCATTTGCGAAGTGAGTATATGATTTCTCTAATATGTGACTATCAAAACTTACTGGTCCAACTTGGAATGCACCAATATTAATTGAGTTTAATCCTGGAGCAGCTGGTAAATTACCAAATTGTGCTTGTGTATTCGATGATGTAAGTAGCTTCACTAAGATTACAATCTCACCAAAGAACTTAAATCCTGCTGGATGGACTAATCTTGTAAATGCATTCTTCCAATCAGATACATTCTTACCTGTTTTTAATACATATGAAAACTGTTGATAGTAATAAGAATCCTGTAAGAATTTTTTATTTGATAAGAATCCATTTGCTGTAGTAAATAATCCTCGAGAATATGTATTTATTACATCACCGTTTGTTAATGCACTTGTAAATGTTAACTTGTATTTAGTAGTTGTATCTGAATAAACTGTTTCAGTATAATCTGTAACTGGTGTTTGTAATGCATTATTTACAAATACAATATCATCATCAAAGAATGCAGCAGTACCATTATCGTTATTACCAGTAATTTCAGTAGGTGTACCAGATATTGTAAATGTATTCCTAGGTGTAAATCCAGTTCTATTTGCTATAACAGCTGTTGTTTGATCTGTCCAATCACCATCAGATGGAATGAGTACATCCACGAATGGAAAATATGTTTCTACATCGTCATCATATATCATTCTAAAGAATGATGTGATTGATTCAGGTGTACCACGTGACTTATAGAATTCAACAAGTCTCTTATAGAACATCCTTGGGTTTGTAGCAAAGTCTCTTGGTACCGCAATACCAATTTCGTTCTGTAATTCAGTAAGTAGGTTATCTTCTACAAAGTCAATATCTCTTTGGATATCTAAAGCATTTAGATAAAATCCTGATTGATTTGAACGCTCTAAATATAATGCATATGTCTTAAGAAAATTAACTAGATCAGGATATTTAGATTCTACATGATCCGGTACTAGTTCATCTATATAAGACGATATATTATATTTTCCAAGTCCGTTTGCCATTAGTTACTTACCGTAGTGTAATCGATTCCAGCAGTTGTACCGCCAGTTGCCATAGTATCTATCTCGCCAGTTATTGTAGCTGTTGAGGTATTAATAGTTAACAATACATTTCTTGTAGGGGATACATCAGACGATGCAGGCTTCACCGTCACATCGATTGTAGTTTGTCCTGTAGGTAATCCAGTTGGTTGGAATGAGTTAAGAGTGACTGTACCATCTTCTTCATTCACATCACCAACATTTGTAGCTAATACTAAATTAGATGTATCAACTATTTGAATAATTCTTGTATCACTTGAACTATCATAGAAATCTTTAAGCTTCGCTTGTGAACCAGCAAATGTAAATATAGTTGATGTCACGTAAGAACCAGTAGTACCTGTAGTAGCATCTAAATCAGTTAATGCTTGATTAAACTTAAGTGTATATTTAGTTGCTTCTCCAAGTACTGGTGTGATCTTCTTTGTCATCTTCACACGAGTGATATTAGATATGATAGCAATATTAGTATCATCAATCTTCTTGACAACATTTGAATCTCTATATACACCATTAAAGCTTTTAAGTACATCATTGTTATGTGTCACAAGTGTATTCCTTATTGCAGTTGAAAGACCGGATGCAGTTACTGTAGCTAGGTTAGGATTATATTTAAAGAAAACTTCTAAATCAATGTATGTATACTCAGGATCAACTAAGACCGGAGTGATAGACACAACGTTTTTAGGTTTAAGAATATTTGTTTTAATTGTAGTCTTTTGTGCTTCTGTTAATACTTCAGCCGATAGAGGTTTAATCGAGACATAGACCTTACCATAATCTGGTACGTCATTGTCTTCTCCACCCCATACAGCAACAGCTTCAACATCAGCAAATTCGTTTTTAATAATTGTTTTATAATCATCAGGTGTAACAGCTCTGTTCTGAGATATGTGAGCAAGAGGTGCATTAAATTTAATTGCTTCTCTGGTTTCTCTTGCAGCACCACCAACAGCTTTACTAACTAATGTAATTGTTTCATCAGTGTTACCAACAAGTGAATCAGTCATAGTAAATACTGTAGCACCGTTCACATTAGCACCTGACGGTATTGTAGCATATTCTATTGTAATAGTGTTACCATTACCTGGCCTTTTACCAATAATATTATCACCGAACTTAATTTCATAGTATCCATCTCTTCCTTCTTCTAAGAAATATACTTCTGATGTTCCATCTAAGTTAACAACATTTGTATTAATAGAATAAACTTTAGATGCAGATGTTGATTGAGAATCAGTTACAGTAACTTTGATAGCAGCGGTGTTTACATTTGTTGCAGGAATAACATATGACTCAAACACATTATTTTGATATGTGTAGTTTATACTTGCTAATGTGCCTTGCTCTAATTTAATGTTTGAGAAATTCCAACCACTATCAAAGTTAATTGTTGTAGTATCAGAAGCAAACATTGGATATGTTACACCGTCAATATTTGTAGAAAACTTTGTACCTCTTGGCATACTTAAAGGAAGGGGTGTATTTGTTCCATCATGATTCCACAAAGGTGTAGCTGTAGCATCATAGTTCATTGTCATATTAATAACAGCTGTTGATGGAGATATAGATCTTGGGGTATAACCTAATAACTTGGCATGAGATACAACAGAAGACCTCAATTGAGATGTATCAAGAAATGTTTCATTCAAAGCAAAGTTTGCATTCATTGAGTTGATGTGAGTTACATATGCTAGCACATCAATGATGGTTGACATCGCAGAGCCTTCATAGTTATAATCGTTGAAGGTAGTATCAGTTGCCTTCATGTATGCAACTAGATTTGTTTTTATATTATCAAAGTCTAGTTCACTGGAATTAATTCTTCTTTCGATTGCCATTATCGTAATCTCTCTATTGTGGTAGCAATATCAAGTATTTCATTGCTTGATTTAACTCTACCGGTTACTGTTATGTTTACTTCGTTTGCATCAGCTCTTGCCTGAATATTCGTGTTAAGCACTTCTATTCTTGGTTCGAAATTCTTTAAGGCAGTATTAATAGATGTAGACATATTTGCTGCCGTTATGTTTGTCATATTTTCGAATAAGTACTGTCTAAGATTCGCACCAAAGGTATAATTAAATGGCCGCTCACCATGATTTGTTTGTAATATATTTAATACGCTTTGTACTACTGCATTATTATTCTTCTTTATTCCAATGTCATTTGTGTTAGGATTTTGCTTAAAAGAAAAATCTACATCTTTGTACGTTTCTTGTCGTGCTATCGTTGCCATATATCTTATTTATACTAGTTAGTGTTAGGTCCTGCAGTATTTGCTTGATTTACGTTATTAGAACCATGTGTATGGTTATCAAGTGTAATAGTATCATCGGCTATTCTTGTTTCACCAATCAGCTTACTTGTACCAGTCACAGTAACATTACCATCTAATTTAATTTCGCCTTTATATACTATATCGTCTTTAGTATATTCTGATTTTAAAGTTATCAACGATGCATCAATTCCATTTTGTGTTATTGATATATCACCAATGCCTGTTAATGAAGTTGTACCAGTAATATTAGCTTCCATATTACCGCCAACTATAGTAGTCATATCTTGACCAACCTGAGCAGTTAAGTTTTTAGCTACTGCTATGTTAGCATCACCACTCACAATAATTTTAACATTACCTCTAACTTCAAGTGTGTCATGACCCACTACTAATTGATAATTATCTCTTACAATCTTTTCTATCTTTGAACCATTAGGTTGTATCTCATATTGAGTACCACTCTTGTGTCTCTCTTTTATACGCTCATATCCAGGAGTATCATCGTATTCTTTAACATGTCCACTCTCTGTTTCATATACATTATTATATGGATAGACTGGAGCATATGCACTAGCTGGTTCATATGTACCTTTA